CTGTAGTTATAATATCATCACCAATATTTACACTGTGAAAGATACCTTGAGCAATAGCTTCACCTTTTTTAATGGTAATTTCTTCATAACCAATATTAAATAAAGCAATTTTAATAGTATTACCTGTAGCAAAGTAATCAGAATCAATTACACCTACACCTAATGGATTGATAAGTCTTTTTTGAGCAAAGCTAGAGCGACCATAAATCCCTAACCATAAATCATTAGAGAAATCACAAGCTACAAGTGAATCAATAATAACTGTTTCCTTTGGTGCAATAGTAACAGTATTAGGTGCTTTAAAATCATAACCAACAGAATTTTTTGTAGCACGTTCAGGAAGCAGTCTATTATCCTTTGTATGCCATTTAATAGAAGTCATTGATATAATCCTCCACAAGTGACTTAATCTTAATTACAAGCTGTTTCTGAGCTTCTGGTGACACTACATGTAATCTACTAGCATAATATAGAATTACCATTTGTGTAATATCCATATCTTGGTAGTCAATTACTTGTGGCACTGTGTAACTGAAATCACTTGGTCTTTCATAATTTTTATTTAAGCTAATACGTTTACACAAGAACTCAATAGCTTTCTCTAGGTCTTGCTTACCACCCTTATATTTATGTCGCCACACATATTTAATAGCTGTAGCTACAAAGTAGTCAAGCTCATACTTAGCAATGAAATCCCAACACTCTACATTGTTAGCATTATAGCGTTGTGGGTTATGTACTTCAGAATCAGAATTTTTTTCTTCTTCTTTTTCAAGAATAACTACTTTGTTACCTTTAGACATATTGAATCGTTTAGAAGTATAAAGTGGTTTATAAACTACATGGTATTCATAGATGTCAGTACATTCCAAAGGTTCATTTGCATAACCTGGTTCATCTACACGGAAGATGTCACCTACTTTTAAATCTTTAGCTTGCATTTAGAAACTCCCTTCAATAAGAAATTCTTCTTCAGTAACACCTGCAATTTCAGCAAGTTTTTTGATGGAAGCATCAGAAGCAAGTTTTTTCTGATTGATGTAGTTTTGAATTGTAGTATGACTTACACCTAAAGCTTTAGCTAGCTTTAACTGAGTCCAACCTTGGACATATAAGAGCTTAGAGATATTGTAAGCAATAGCTTGCATTTTTTCCTCTTTACTCTTCATCATCCTCTTCCTCTTCTTCGTCCTCGTCTTCTTCCTCATCATCATCTTCAAGGTCATCTTCATCACCAATAGGAAGGTAATATTTAATTTCTTTAAACTTAGGATTCCCCTCTTGTGGTGCTACTTCAACATTCAATGATTCACCAATAAGGTCTTCAGAATCAATTTCATCTACAGTAACATCAAAGTCTTCAAAACCAACAGCACGAACCATACTTTGGAACAATTGACCTGAGGTGTAGTTGTCAAAGAAATTGCTTGACATTGTAAGTGATTTACCTACAAAGGTAACTTGTGTAGCAGGTTTTTTATTCTTACCAAGTTTTACACGTTTGATTTTAGTGATTTTAACTTCATGGATACCATCCTTGATACCCTCTGCATTTTCAAATTTGATTTTCATTATTATTCTCCTTTAGATTTTTTAGTTGTTTTAGATTTTTTAGTTGTTTTAGATTTTTTAGTTTTAACTGTTTGAGCAGATGAGTTTTCAGTCACTCCTAGGACTTTATTAATATCATTCCATGTAGGATTGATGAGCTTATCAGGAACAGAATTTTTTTCAGGTGTACGAACCTTCAAAGTGTATATATTAGAGTCACTAAGTTGGATTCCATAATAAGTAACTTTTTTAGGCTTACCATCAATTTTTTCTTTTTTCTGATAGGTACGAGCATTAGCTACAAGAGAGCAGGAAGCTAGCAAATAATCACGAATAGAACCTTGTAAGTCTGCTGTGATAATTTTAGGAAGGTCTTCATCCTCATCTTCAAGATTAATTTGTTTCTCTTGACAAATGATATAGATATTTTTTCCTGCATTTGCAAAGCGTACAAGTCTATCAATGACTGAAACCATCTCTTCCTTTGCATAGCCATATAATTGTAAGGTCATGCGTTTAGCTTTCTTATCGTTCTCAATAAGATAGTCATAGAGGAATTGTTGGATTTTAGTTAAATGGTCAATAGCAAAGCTATCATAATTTTTTACCTCATCCAACACTTCCAAGAAATCTTCCCAAGATTCAACTGTAGCTACATCAACTGTCTGTCCTGATTCATCTACATCATTCATAATAGTAGACAAACCATTGTCAGCGTCAGCAACTAAAATTTTTCCTGGCATGGAAGAAATTAGTTTGGTCTTACCTTTACCAGGCATACCATAAATGGTAGTAAGATTATGTGGTTTAATCTCACTAAGTTTTTTCAACTTAACCATGTAGTTTACTCCTTTAAAAATTTTTTACCTAAAAGGTAATGACAGCCAAGGGAGTTGAACCCCTGTAGCACATAAGACAAATGAAATGTACGCATGTAACGTTATGAAATAAAGAAAGGTAAAATTAGTTTTAGAACAGTATTGTGCTTTAACCTTTGCTGTCTTAATAGGGCTATAAGCCCTTAAATTATTTTTTGAAATTTTTTCTGTAGTGCTTATCAATTAATGCACTACGTTTGTTATTTGTAGCTGTGCTATTAAACCCTGATAGATTCCATGCTAGGATACATAGGAAACATAGAGCTAAACAATATAGTGGATGAGCTACAATGTAGTTAATAATATCAATCATTTTTTTCTCCCTCTTTGTATATAATCAAAGCAGAATTATTATAATAAGTTCCACTAACACCACTATCAGCAACAGCAGAAATATTTGACTGATATTTAATATCAATAACTTCAATACTAGGATTTTCTTCCAAGAAATCATTAATTAAATCATCAATTTCTTCAGGGTCAAGAAAATTTTGACTAGTTACTAAATATTTAGTTTTAATCATTTTCTACCTCAATAATCTGTACACCTTCACTGTTAAACACCCAACCAAAACCATTTTCTTCAAGGAATGTTTTTGTAAAATGTGTTTTAAAGCATGCTGATTCATCTTTACTACTCAATTTAAAAATTTTTGTTTCTTTTTCATAGTTTAGATAACTATAAACATTACCAAAATTTTTAAATTTAACAATATAAAGTTTTTCTTCATTCTTATAACCATCTAACCAAGCTCTTGCAAATTTTTCTTGATTATTACTATCATCTAGCCAACCTCTAACCACACCATTACTAACAAATTTACTTGTTGTCATGTTTAAAGCACCCATAATAGAGTATTTAAAACTTTTCATATACTCTAAATAGTCAGCAATATGTTCAGGTAATGTAACTAAATTTTTTTCTTCCATGTTGTTTACTCCTTATTTTATCTTAATACCCTTTTATTGTATCACTAAGAGTTGCAAAATGCAACCCTAAAATAAAAAATTTTTCAAATTCCTTTAAAAAGTGTTGTAATTCCAATGCCTAAAGCTTCAGCGATATTTTTTATTTTCACTAAAGTAGGATTAATATTTTGACTTTTCATGTTTGAGATATGGTTAGGTGACTTACCTAACTTAAGTGATAGTTTAGTAATTGTAGTACCTCTACGATTACACATATCTATAACATTCTCCCAAAATTTTTTTACTGATTCTTCATCACCTAAATATTCTCTACCCAATTAAAAACCTCCAAACAAATAACTTAAAAGTAAACTAATAGCTACAAATAATCCACACCATGAAAACCAAGAATAAAAACTTTTTTCATCCTTAACAAACAATGTTGAAAAGCCAATAACAACCAACATAGGAATTATTTTATCTTTCATTATCCATCCTCTTCAACTAAAATGTAAGTAATAGGGTATCCGTTATCCCCATGTATGAGTTGATACCCTACAACATTGATTTTTCCTTTGCTATTTTGGGTTAACTCATTAAGTTTATCGACTGCCGAACCTTCTATACCATCCCAAAATTCATGAAATTTTTCTGGTTGTCACTCAAACGATTGTTGGTATATCCAAGCAAATATCCTTCTGTCACCTCAAAATAATCAGCAAATTCCTTTATTCTGTCGGTTCTAATTTGAGCTTCTCCACATTCCCAACGTCGCCACGTTCTTACGTCGACCCCAAAAATTTTACCTACCATTTTCTGATATATCTTTTTTTCTTTTCGTAACTCTTTTAGCCTATTCATATTATCCTTTCTCAATTCCTTTATAAATCAAAATTTTTTAAAATATATGTATACCAAATACACAAACAAGAACAATCCTAATTCTGAAATCCATTCTATCAATTCGTCTTTATCATCAATCAATGCCAATTCCACAGCTAGAAACATTAAACAAAGTATCACATATTTATTAATTATCATCATCAATACCTGTAATCTTAATTCTATTTTCTTCTTCAAAACCATGAACAAGTTCATCCATGTAAGGAGTACCATAATCAGATTTTTTGAAGATATTGTAATCAGGATTGTTGATGATAATTTCAATCGTAA